AACCCACGACCCTTCGCAAGTTCAGCATAATCTGCTGCTCTTGTATCTTCGTTACGACCAAACGATACAGAAATTTCATTCTTTATAATATCGCCTAATCCATTATTACGAAGCCAGTTAAACGCCGCTTCTTTATTCGCCTGTGTAATTGTGGCGCTATAATGCGGCTTAACATCTACCGAAGATCCATCCATAAGTTTAAGATGGGCTAAACCCATCTCTGCCATCATAGTTGGAATTATTTCTCCTGATACATGTTCTAATTCTTTTTTTGTATTCTTTATATTATCTTCTTGTAGTTCAAGTCTAGTTTGTAATGATTCTAATCTTTCAACTTGATCAGCTAAAGATTGTATAGTGTCAGTTTTTTTAATGACCTCCTGCTGGTCCTTTTCAAAATCAATATTACTCATCTATTTTTCCTTTCTCGTATAAGTTGATTTCAATAGGATAATATTTTCTTTCTTGTCTATCCCATTTTAAAAGCTTATAATTTCCACCTGTCATATCTGATACAATAGAACATGCAACTCCAATAATTGCTGGATCTCCTGTTAATAATAAATAATCTTCTTTTTTAAAATCCTTTAAAGCTTTTCTTAATTTAAAAATTAAAGGACCCGGAGAAAAAATTATTTGAGATAATTCAGGTAATAAAAATTTAAAGTCGCCATATTCTTGTGCGCCTATAATATTTATTTTAGGTTTACCGTCCTTAGTTCCAGGTATTTCTTGTATTACATGTACTACACGTAAATTATTTTCTTTCATGCTTGACAATATAGGTGTTTAATATTATATTGTCAACTAGAAAGTAAAAATGAATTATAAATTTAAAACAAAGCCATATGCGCATCAAATAACTGCGTTGGAAAAATCGTGGAATAGGTCAACCTATGCATATTTTATGGAAATGGGTACAGGTAAAACAAAAGTATTAATAGATAATGTAGCTATGCTTTATGATAAAGGCAAAGTTGATGGAGCTTTAGTAATAGCCCCTAAAGGTGTTGTAGGAACTTGGTATAATAATGAGATTCCAACACATTTACCTAATCACATAGAAAGCGTTCCTGTATTGTGGCAAGCTAATATAACTAAAGGACAATCAAAAAAGTTAGGGACTCTATTTAAAACTGGAGAAGAACTTCATATTCTAATTATGAATGTAGAAGCTTTTAGTACACAAAAAGGAGTAGACTTTGCTAGAAAATTTTTATCTTCTCATAATACGTTAATGGCTATTGATGAATCTACCACTATTAAAAACCCTAAAGCCATACGAACTAAAAATATTTTAAAATTATCTGAAATGGCTAAATATAGAAGAATAATGACGGGATCTCCTGTTACTAAGAATCCATTAGATTTATTTAGTCAATGTTATTTTTTAGATCCTTTTCATTTAGATCATGAGTCTTATTATTCATTTAGAATGAGATATGCCATTATGAAAACAGCTAATATTGCTGGTAGAAAAATTCAACTTGTTTCAGGCTTTAGAAACTTAGGGGAATTATCTCAAAAACTACAACCTTTTTCTTATAGGGTATTAAAAATAGATTGTTTGGATTTACCTGATAAAATATATATGAAAAGACAAATTAAATTAACGCCTGATCAATTTAAAGTATATGAACAAATGAAGAAAGAAGCGT